GGAACATTCACTTCAAGAAAAGGTTCTTTAACTGGAACTAGTACAGATTTTTTTACATTCACACAATTTGGAAATTATATTATAGCAAGTAATGGAGTTGATGCTCCTCAATATTATTTAATGGGAACATCTACAAACTTTGCAAATTTATCAGCTATTGCTACAGATGGAAGTCCACCATTATTTAGAGTATCAGGAGTTATTAGAGATTTTTTAGTTACAGGAAATATATCAGGAGCAACAAATAGGATTCAATGGTCTGGAATAAATGATATTTCAACTTGGACAGAAGGTTCAAAATCAGCAGACTATCAAGATTTACCAGGATCAGGTGGAAGAGTTGTTGGAATTACATCAGGAGAAATTGGTTATGTATTTAGACAAAACCAAATTATTCGTATGGACTATGTAGGTGGAGCAACTGTATTTAGATTATCAGTTATCTCTCCAAATAGAGGTGCAGTTTATGGAAAAACTATTTGTCAAGATAATAGAAGAGTATTCTTTTATGCTGATGATGGATTTTATCAAATAGACGGAGATAACATAATAGCAATTGGCGCTGAAAAAGTTAATAGATTTTTTGAAGGTAATTTAAATAAAGCATTTACAGATAGAATAGTTGCAGCTGTTGATCCATTTAATCAATTAGCGATGTGGTTATATCCATCAGCTAGTAACACTTCAAACACAACAGGTATTTGTGATAAAATTTTAATTTATAATTATGCAACTCAAAAATGGTCTTTAGCAGAAGCTAGTGCTAGCCAAATATTTTCACAATTTGTTGGAGCTTATACTGTTGAATTAATGGATATTATATCTCAAAATTTAGAAGATATTAATATTGCATTAGACTCAGATTTCTGGTCTGGTGGACAATTATATTTAGGTGGTATTACTAATGATTATAAAGCAGCAATCTTTTCTGGTAATCAATTAGAATTTGAAATAGAAACATCAGAGCAAGAAGTATTTCCAGGAACAAGAGCAAATATTACTGGTGTTAGACCCATTGTAGATGCGACAGCAACAGTTACGGTTAAAACAAGAGAACGTCTTGCAGATACAGAAACAGAATCTTCAAGTTCTACTATGACAGATAGTGGCATTAATCCTGTAAGACAATCAGGAAGATATGTTAGAGCTAATGTTAAGATAGCATCTGGAACAAATTGGAATCATGCTCAAGGTATAGATCTTATAGCAAGTAGAGCAGGATATAGATAATGGTAGAAGTTGTTGAAAAAGATATAGATAATGTTAGATATTCATTTGAGACGCAAGAATATTTTCAAAGACAACTTGAAGAAGCGGTAAATACATATATAAACAAATTCAATACAGAAAACGATAAAGTTTTCTCATGGTTCATAGGAGATTAATATGGCAGGAATAAAAGATTACAGCACAACCGCAGCAAATAATACTACAATAGGAAGTATTAGTACAGCAGAAGGAATGTTACCTTCTAATATTAATAATGCTTTTAGAGGATTAGCTGCAGAAATTAGAGAATGGTATAACGATTCTCAATGGGTTATTTATGGAGATGGTGATGGTTCATTTACTATTGCTTATGCTTCAGCAACTTCATTCACAGTATCAGGTGTAGACGTTACAAGTTTTTATCATGTAGGTCGTAGAGTAAAAGCAATAGCTACAACTCCAGGAACTATTTATGGAACAATAAGTGCAACTACATTTTCAACTAATACAACTGTAACAGTAACATGGGATAGCGGTTCATTAGCTAATGAAGCAGTAAGTATTTATGTTGCTATATTATCTAAAACAAATGATTCAATTCCAGAACTAGTTATTACTAATGCTAAAGTTGCAACAGCAGCTGCAATTGACGCAACTAAAATTGGTGGTGGTTTAGTATCTAATTCAGAATTTGCATTTCTTGACGGAGTTACATCTGCAATCCAAACACAATTAACTGCTAAACAAGCTACAATAACAGGAGCTGCTACAACTGTAGTAACAAGTGATCTTACTGTTAGTAGAGCTGCTATATCTAATTCATCTGGAAAAATTGCTGTGTCAACAGTTACAGATACTGAACTAGGTTATGTATCTGGAGTAACAAGTGCTATTCAAACACAAATTGGAACAAAGCTAACAGCTTCAAATAATTTATCTGATGTATCATCTGCATCTACTGCTAGAACTAATTTAGGTTTAACTATTGGTACAAACGTACAAGCATACGATGCTGAACTTGCAGCGATTGCAGGATTAACTTCTGCTGCTGATAAAGGTATTCAATTTACAGGATCAGGAACAGCTGCAGTATTTGATTTAACAACTGCTGGTAAAGCATTATTAGATGATGCTAGTGCTTCTGCTCAAAGAACCACATTAGGATTAGGAACTATAGCAACTCAAGCTGCAAGTAACGTAGCTTTAACTGGTGGAACAATTACAGGATTAGGTGATCCTTCTGCTTCATCTGAAGCCGCTACTAAAAACTATGTTGATAATTTAGTTACTGGTCTTAGAACAAGAGTTATTGCAAGAGTTGCATCTACTGCTAACGTAGTTATTGCTTCAGCATTAGAAAATGGTGATGTTATAGATGGTGTTACATTAGCAACAGGAAATAGAGTTTTATTAAAAAATCAAACCACTACTTCTCAAAATGGTTTATATACTGTTGTTGCTTCAGGTAGTGCATCAAGAGATACAGAATTTGATATAATATCAGAAATAGCTGGACAGTTAATTTTAGTATCTGAAGGCACATCAAATGCAGACTTAATGTTTTTATGTACGACAGATGCAAGTGCTACACTTGGAACAACTGCAATTACATACACACAAGTATTCCCAAGTTCAGGTGGTACAGTAACTTCAGTAGCAGTAGCTGATTCAGGATCTTCAGAATTTACAGTAACAGGAAGTCCAATAACTTCTTCTGGTACAATATCACTTGCAGTTAATTCAATAGCTGCAACTAAGATTGGAACAGGTGTTGTAAGTAATACGGAGTTTGGTTATTTAGATGGTGTAACTTCAGCTATTCAAACTCAAATAGATAGTAAGGCAGATAAAGGATTTGCCATTGCCGTTGCGATTGCTTTGTAATTTTTTTGTTAAAAGTTTTACAGCAAGATTTAAAAGAAAAAAATTGCAATAAATGTAATATAGTTAAAGAATTAAAAAACTTTTATTTTACAAAAAACCAAAGCACAGGAACTAAATATTATCATTCAAGATGTGTTCAATGTTATAATATTTACGATTATAAAATAGACAAAAATAGTAAATTAAAAAAAGCATACGGAATATCTTTACAAGATTATAATGAATTATTAACCAAGCAAAATGGTAAGTGTTCAATTTGCGGAGTAGATAATAATGGGTATTACAGAAAAAAACTAAGAGCATTTGCAGTAGATCATTGTCATACTACAAGTAAAATCAGAGGTTTGTTATGTAGTGATTGCAATACCGGAATAGGTTTGTTAAAAGATAACATTGACTTATTAAATAATGCAATTAAGTATTTAAACAACAGTAGAAATTAATATAGGAAATAAAATATGGCACAAAATTTTAGAAGATACACAAACAATAACGTAGGCACATCTGCTGTTACATCTTTCACAGCTAACTCATACGACACAGTAGTTGGAATATCTATTGCTAATATAACTGGTTCTGCAGTTAATGCAGACGTTTATATTAATGATGGAACAAATGATATTTATTTAGTAAAAACTGCACCAATCCCTTCAGGTTCAGCATTACAAGTTTTAGATGGTGGAGCTAAGTTTGTTTTACAATCTGGCGATGCTTTAAAAATACAATCTGATACTGCTGCATCACTTGATGTATGGGTTTCAGCGGTTGACGATATTTCAACATAGGAAAATATAAATGCCTTTCATAGGAAATAAACCTTCTGCAGTACCTTTAACTTCTGCGGATATAGCAGATAGCATTATAACATCTGCAAAGATTGTAGATGCTACAATAGCTAATGCTGATATAGCAAATTCTACAATTAATCTTACAACTAAAGTAACTGGTACTTTACCTGTAGCAAATGGTGGTACAGGTTTAGCTGCGTTAGGAACTTCATTACAAGTATTAAGAACTAATACTGGTGCAACTGCTTTAGAATTTGCTAGTGCAAGTTCTGACTTTGTTAAATTATTATCTACAACTGCAAGTGCCAGTGCCGCAGTAAGTATAGATGGTTACTTTACATCTGATTATGACAAATATGTTTTATACTTAAATGGTGGCTACATGAGTACAAGCAATCGTATTAATTTAAAAGTTAATAAATCTGGTACTGCACAAACTGGTAGTTATACTCATACTTCTTTTGGTCACACAAACCAACCGACTACTGTTGCTATGAGTGAAACAGATTATTTTCACATGGGTTATTGGTCAAATTCATCATCTAGAACAAATGATGCAGTTATTCAAATTTTTAATCCTTTAGGTACAACTTATGCAAAAGGATTTATTTGGAATATAGGTGGTAAAGATAATGCTTATGATTTGTGGAGTGGTGGTGCTGGTGTTCATAATAGTAATACTGCAATAAGTGGAATAACTATTTTAAACCAAGCTGGTCATACATTTACGATAGATAAAATAACTTTATACGGAATTAAATGAAAAAATTAATTATAACTCCACAAGGAGAACAGTTAGTAGATTTAACACAAGAAGAATTAAATCAAATGCAGATTGAAAATCAAAATGTAATTGATGCAGAAAAATTAAAACAAGAAAAACTTGTTATAGATTTAGCTAACAAACAATCAGCACTAAACAAACTTAAAGCATTAGGTTTGAATGATGCTGAGATTAAAAGTATAATAGGATAATATGGCTTTAACAAAAATACAATCACTAGGAATAACTGATGGCACAATAGTTAATGCCGATATTAATGCTAGTGCTGCTATAGCTGGAACTAAAATATCTGGTGTTGCTAACACTCCAGCTTTTAAAGCATATAAAAGTACTCCTCAAACAGGAGTAGCAACTGGAACTTTAACTAAAGTAACATTTCAAACAGAGTTATTTGATAGTGATAGCAATTTTGCATCTAGTACATTTACACCAACAACATCTGGTAAATATTCAGTAATAGCAAAAGTTGCTGTTCAAGGTGCAATAACAACAAATACCTGGGCTTGTTGGCTTTATAAAAATGGAGCTGTTATTGCTGAAAGTAATCAATATCAATCAAGTGGAGTAACAAATCCTGAAGTATCAACAATAGTTGAAATGAATGGCACAACAGATTATTTAGAAGTTTATTTATATCAAACATCAGGAAGCAATCAAATTATAAATGATGGTCAAGCAAATACTTATTTTGGTGCATTTAAATTAATAGGAGCATAATGGCAAACTTATCAACTAAAATAAAACTATACGCAAACAAAGAAGTAGATTTTAAAACTGAAGTTAAACTTCAAAATGATGGTAATGGTGCTTACATTAAAGAATGGAACTTAGATATTGCACAACCAACATTAGCACAGTTAAATGCTTTTGAAACACAAGCTAATGAAGTTGAAAGAATTAATAATATAAGAAATCAAAGAGCAAATAATTATCCTTCTCTTGCAGATCAACTTGATATGCAGTATTGGGATAAGATTAATGGCACTAATAAATGGCAACAAGCCATCAACGCAGTTAAACAGAAATATCCAAAATAAATGGCTTATATCGGCAAACAACCAGTTGTAGGAAATTTTGTAAAGCTAGATGCTATAGTTACATCTGCTACAGCTACATACAATTTATTAAATGGTGGAACTGCATACTTTCCACAAACTGCAAACAACTGTATCGTATCTTTAAATGGTGTTATTCAATCGCCAACTTCAGCTTATACAATATCAGGTTCAACAATAGTATTTGATAGTGCTTTAACATCTGCAGATTCAATAGATTTTATTTTAGTATTAGGTGATGTTCTTTCAATAGGAACTCCTAGCGATGGTACAGTAACTTCTGCTAAACTTGCTTCAGGATTATCAGGATTAATTTCTTGGCAATCAGTTCAGACAACAGGATTTACAGCATCTGCTGGTAGAGGTTATCCTTGTAATACAACTTCAGCTGCATTTACAGTAACACTTCCTGCTTCTCCATCTGTTGGAGATACAATTATATTATTAGATTATGCAGGAACTTTTGCTACAAACAATATTACATTAGGAAGAAATTCAAATAAAATTGAAGGTGGAACAACAAATAAATTATTAACAACAAATAGAGAAGCTGTAACTTTAACTTATGTAGATTCTACACAAGGTTGGGTTTCAACTTCGGCTTCAAATTATGGCATTCAATCAATAGACCCATTTACTATTGCAGTATCTTATTTAGTAGTAGCTGGAGGAGGTGGTGGAGGTTATGGAGCAGGTGGTGGTGGAGGAGCTGGTGGATTACTTTCTTCAACAGCAAATTTCACAGTTGGTCAAGTTTACACAGTTACAGTAGGAGCTGGAGGAACAGCACCTAGTTCTAGTATTGTTGCAGGTAATGGTTCAGATTCAGTAATTTCAGGTTCAGGAATTACAACAATTACAGCTATTGGTGGAGGAGGTGCAGGTAGTGGTGCTAATGGAAATACTGGTGATTCAGATAATGGGGCTTCAGGTGGTTCTGGTGGTGGAGGTGGAGGTTATGATGGTGGAACGACAAGAACTGGTGGAGCAGGAACATCTGGTCAAGGAAATGTAGGTGGTAATGGAAACCCAAATGCAACTTATTATGGAGCAGGTGGTGGTGGAGGTTCAGGAGGTGTTGGTGGTAATGGTTCTACTTCTGCTGGTGGAACAGGTGGAACAGGTACTGTATCTTCAATAACTGGTTCTTCAGTAACATATTCTACAGGTGGAACAGGAAGTGGAGCAACTGGAGGAGCAGGTTCTGCTGGAACAGCAAATACTGGAAATGGTGGTAATGGTGGTTCAAATGGAGGTTTTTCTGGTGGTATAGGTGGTTCAGGAGTTGTTATATTAAGTGTACCAACTGCAAATTATTCATCAACTACAACAGGTTCTCCAACAGTTACTACGTCAGGTGCAAATACAATTATTAAATTTACAGGTAGTGGGAGTTACACAGGATAATGAAATATTTTGCAATTTTAAAATCAGGAAATATAGTAGAGCAAGTAATTGTTGTTTCTAATGAAATAGCTACTAATGAACAAACAGGAATAGAATTTTTAAAACAATTATATAAAAATCCACATTTGCCAGTTGTTCAAACTTCATACAATAATAATTTTAGAAAAAATTTTGCTGGTATTGGTTATCAATATGACCAGACAAGAGATGCTTTCATAGCACCTAAACCTTTTAACTCTTGGATATTAAACGAAGATACTTGTCTTTGGAATGCACCAGTTGCTATGCCAATAGATGACAATAAGTATTCTTGGAACGAACAAACTTTATCTTGGGATATCGTAGAAGATACTATATAAGCTAACCCATAAAGGGTTATGAATATTCTCATCGCAATACCATGTTTTGGCGGCAACATCAGTAACATGACATTCCATTCATTATTTAATTGCATCAAACCTTTAAATGATATGGGACACAATCTTAGAATAGAAACTTTACCTACTGAATCTTTAATCAATCGTGCTAGAAATAAGTTTGTAACTAAGTTCTTAGATAATAAAGAATTTAATGGTACGCATCTATTATTTATTGATGCTGATATAGGCTTTACATTACAGAATCTTTTAAGAGTTATAGAGTTTAATAAAGAAGTTGTTACATGCACATATCCTGTGAAAGGATTCTATTGGCAACAATTACTAGATCGTATCAAAGAAAATAATAATATAGATGAACAAACAATGCGTGATTATCTTTTGCAGTTCAATGTTAATCTATATCCTAATACAGAATTTAAAAACGGGTTTGCTCGTGTGAAAGAGTCAGCTACTGGTTTCATGATGATTAAGCGTAATGTCTTTACTACTATCATGGATAAGAATCCTCATCTTAAATACAAACCAGATCTAAGAACAGGAATAGAAAACTCACAGAACGCATACGATTTTTTTCCAGTTGGAATTTATAAAGAAAAAGATGGAGTTAACAGATTTCTATCTGAAGACTATTACTTCTGTAGATTATGGGAAGAATGCGGTGGCGAAATCTGGACAGATTTAAATACATCAATAACTCACTTGGGAAATTGTGAGTATCATGGTAAGATGTGGGATCAACTAAACAGGAGATAACATGATTATATTTATCATAGGTTTAATAACTGGTGGATTCATTGGTTTTATTTACAAAACTGAGATTACTAGCCTTATTGAATCAGTAAAAAATATTTTAAATAAATAGTCTTTACTTATTTACCAACTAACTTTATCTCGCTATTGCCAAACCTAACATAGGAGTTTGTCTATGGCTAAAAAGAAAAAATCTCCGTCTGATATTATCTATGAGATAAAAGATTTATTAGATGACTTGGAACTCCAAGTTAATCAAGATGATTCTTATGATGATGAATCAGAAGATGATGATCTTGATCTAGACGAAGAAGAAGACGAAGACTAGTCTATATAATGGGGGTGGTGAATAGCCACCCTTATTTTCAACACAATCTATAATTGACTTATTTTATACATATACTAGTAATGGTATATGAAGAGAAAGAAGACAGCTACATCTGCTACATCAGTAAGACTATCTGCTCACGAGAGAATCTGTGCAGAAAGGATGAGTACACTTATTAAAACAATAGATGAATTAAGAGTGGATGTTAAAGATCTTCGTGGCGACATGAACAAAGGCAAGGGTGTTATTTATTTTATTATATTCCTTGGTGGTGTTGCTACAGCGATTGGCAGTTTCTTTCAATTTAGATAAACAAAAAAAACTAAAGGGGTTTAGTGAATTTAAAACATCGTAAAGGTATTACATCACAACTAATAGCTCAATCTTATTTTAGCACACAACCCAATGTGTTAGTCTTCACACCTACAGGTGGTGTTGGTCCAATAGATCTGGTTGTTTTTCACACTAAGACAAAACAATATACTAACTATGATGTTAAGACTGTGTCATATAGAAAATCAAATACTAAATATGCACACAAAAAGAACGATAGAATAAATAGATCTCCATCTAAGATACAACAAGGAATGAATGTTAAGATTGTATATGTATATGAAGATGGTAAAATATTAATCAAATGAATTACGAAGACGTTAAAACACGCATTAAGAAACACGAAGGTTTCTCTGCCAAAGTTTATTTAGATTCACTTGATAAAGGAACTATTGGCTATGGTCATCTACTTACTGAAGATGATGATTTTGAAGAAGGTATTATCTATGACAAAGCTATACTTGAATCTTTATTTGATAAAGATTTTAATAAAGCTAAGCAAGGTATGGAAGAATTAGTTGGAACACAGGCATTACCTATGCTTGTTAAAGGAGTTATTATTGAGATGGTATTTCAATTAGGTAAGACTGGTGTATCTAAGTTTAAGAATATGTTTGCAGCTTTAAACGAATATGATTACACAAGAGCTGCAGCTGAAATGCTCAACTCAGCCTGGTATAGACAAACACCAAGCAGATGTGAAGAGCTGGCTAACTTAGTTAGAAAGTGTGAAATATAATGTGGTGGAGCATATTACCAACTGTTTTTAAAACTGGTGCAGAGATTTATAAGAACCATAAGCAATCAGAACTATTAGAATCTGAAGCAGAGAAACGACACTATGAACGTATGGCTAGTGGTGAGATTGAATATCAAAGAGATGTATATGATCAACAAGACAAATCATGGAAAGATGAATTTGTATTAATCATAGTATGTATTCCAATTCTTGTTCTATCTTATGCAGTCATAAGTGATGATGTTAATATTAAAAGTAAATTAGATTTGTTCTTTGATTACTTTGGTAGGTTTCCTACTTGGTATCAATGGTTAATCGTTGGTATATTTTCAGCAGTGTATGGATTAAAACCAGCAATGGATATATTTAAAAAATAATGTCTGATCAAATCATGACTGCGTCTGGTCAGATGTATAGTAAGAAAGTATCTTTGTTATCGCAGCAAGGTAGTAATGTTAAAGTTAAACTAAAGAAAAAGAATGGCAAAAAAAAACCTTGAAGGTAAACATATAAGAAAGTCGCCTAAGAAAAGAAGAGGCAGACATACTAAGAAAGTTAATAAGAATAAAACTTATAAAGAGTACGTTGGTCAGGGGAGAGTATAGTTTATGAATAAAGTCAATTATATTATTAATGTTTATAATAAATTAATATGTTTACTAACTTATAAGAATTGGTTTAAAATAAATGAGGATGACTACAACCCTTTTAGAGAAAAATTATAATGGTTAAGAAGGCATATCAAAATCCAAGCGGTGGTTTGAACGCTGCTGGTCGTGCTTATTATAATCGTACCGAGGGATCTAATTTAAAAGCTCCTGTTAAATCTGGTACTAATCCAAGACGAGTTTCTTTTGCTGCAAGATTTGGTGGTATGGCTGGATCTTTATTAAGCAAGAGTGGTGAGCCTACAAGATTAAAGTTAGCACTCAAAGCATGGGGTTTCGGATCTAAAGAAGCTGCAAGAAACTTTGCTGCAAGAAATAAAAAGAGTTAGTCTTGGCTAAGAAAAAATTTATATTAAAGAGTGTAGGCTCTTGTAAATCCTGTAACATAGAAGTTATAAATACAGATTCATTTGTTATCTTTGCAGATAGAACTTGTCAGCATACAGCTTGCTACGAACAATCAGAAACAACAAGACAAAACAATATAAAAGAAATGCCAGTTGCTAATCAAGATAGCGAGAAAAGAATGCAGATGTATATAGAATATCTAAAGACTAAGAAGTGCAAGCATAAGTATCAAACAGAATAATATGCCATTTAAAAATATAGAAGATCGTAAAGCGTGGCAAAGAAAAAACTATATAAATAATTCTGATAAAATAAAAACAATTAATGCCAAATATCGTTTAGACAATAAAGATAATTTAAAACAAATAAAAAAATTATACTATTCTAATAATAAAAAAAAAATATTAGAAACAAAAAGATTATATTACTTAAACAACAAAGAAAAATTATTACAAATAAATAAGTTATATTGTTTAAATAATAAAGAAAAAATAATAGAAAAAAATAAACTATATTATATAAATAATATTGAAAAATTAAAAAGATCTAGTTCACAATATCGTTTAAATAATGAAGATCATTTAAAAAGATATCGTTTAAAAAATAAAGAAAAAGCAAAGAAAGAATATAGATTATACAGTTTAATTAATCGTAACTTATTAAATGCAAAGGAAGCTAAAAGACGTGCTGCTAAATTAAAGGCTACTCCTAAGTTTGCTAATCTTAATAAGATAAAAGAGATATATAAGAATTGTCCAAAAGGTTATCATGTAGATCACATAGTTCCTTTAAACAGTAAATTAGTATGTGGTTTGCACGTTGAATGGAACTTGCAATACCTAACACCATCTGCTAACTGTTCTAAATCAAACAAACTTATTTTTTAATATGCCACTGAATAAAAAAGGAATTAAAATAGAAGCAGCATTTGAAAAACAATATGGTGCTAAACAAGGTAAATCAATATTCTACGCAACTGTAAACAAAGGTAGAATAAAAGATGTTAAAAAGAAAACAGGCAAATCAATGCTTGCAAAATAACTAGCTAAATAAATATTATGAAACACGAAAAAAAAGAACATACAAAGAAGCACGAAGGATCTGAATCCACATCTAAGAAGATGAGAGAGAAAGCATTAGAGAAAAAGAAAATGTCTAAAGGATTTAAATCTTTGCTATCAATGTAATATGGAATCTAAGTATCACGAAACAAAAGACGGAAACAAAGTTCGTAAAGGTTTATACTATAATATTAATCAGCGTAAGAAAGCTGGTACATCAAGATCTAAATCTAAATCTACTATATCTAAGAAGGCTTATAAAAGTTTATTAGCTGGATTCAACGAATAGTTATTTAACATTTTCCATCACATACTTATATCTGTTCCAGATAATGTGATCCTGTTTCCAGAAATGTTGCTTATTCATTTTCATTCTAACATGATGAATCATAGTTGTATGATCTCTGTTACCAAGTAGAACTCCAATCTTTGCAAATGGCATAGCATACTTATCTCTAAGTACATTAATTAATATTGATCGTGCAATTACAGCTGATTGTATTCTAGTCTTAG